GCGAGTCCTACCATCCGTCGATCATCATGATTGCATAGCATTTCGATAGGAGAATGATGTCTCCAGCGAGCCATACGGAATCGGGGAGAGCGTAAGCGCCTCCAAAGAAAGCCGTATTTTTATGAGGACAAAGAGCCACCGCGCCCAACAACCAAACTTGGAGAGCGGCGTCCTCGGCTCTCCGGATATTCTCCCTGATATGATACTCCCCATTCCCGGATCGATACGGCCCGGAGATAAAAATAACTTTCCATTTCAGCAAATCGATTGTCTCTAATAAATCTGTAGTCATGATTTTGTCTCCCGAGGCCCGACTCCGATCGGGACTCCTGACGATGCAATCAAATCGATAGCATCGCTGATGAGACGAGTATAATCGTCGGAATCTTTGTCAGTAGAGAATAATTTTTTGTAAAGTTTATCGGCTTGAGGATTACCCAAATTCGCCATATTTTGTATGATTTGAACGATAGTATCACGATTTGCGGTTATAGCCATTTCTCCTCCTAATATACTAAATCCGGATCAAATGGAAACTCCGGAGGGGAATTCTCGATTATCTTTGATTGAGAGCCCAGGAAATCTACAGCCAATTGAGCGTAAAACAGATCCCGGTCAGGGCTTTGAGAGAATGGAGAATCTAATTCCATTGTCTGTTTGAGCAATTTCTCCATCGACTTATCGTCGCATGTCCAGACCTCGTCCCGGATCGTCGCCTCCGTCCCGATTTCGTCAACTACAATTATCGTACTCATGGTTTTGGGTCTCCTCTCATTACGCTGATTATATAATCGAAATAGTCCGGATCGGATCGAGCAAACCCGAGCGGGTCTTTGTACATCCTCTCCAGACCCATCGAAACAATCTCGGTCGCATAGTGTCTTCCTCCGGATATATAAACTTTTCCACAATAGGGCTCAAAAAATTGATCCTTTTTTGCTTTCTCCCATTGATCGTATCCTCTCCCGAGCCATTCAGCAGTCTCTCCAGCCGTCCTACGCTCCATGAATTTTAGAGAGGACTCTAAAACATTCGGTCGAATATCCTCGAGCCAATGCCCCATTTCGTGAATTACGGTCTCAGTCGCATATGACAAACTGTTCGCATTGGTCATATTGACTGTCCCTGTCCCGGGAGAATAGGACGCTCTCCCTTTCCCGGCTTTTCTAAAGTCGACCGTCCTGAAGTATGGATCGAGGTCGTCGAAATACGACGGATCGATCATTCTCCCGAATGCATCCGCTCCGTATCTTATACCATCTTTTCTAACATCAGATTTTGCAAACTTAGATTTCTCATTAACCGTAAATGCGTCTCGGGACGATTCCCGGTTATAGATCGCATTCTCGAGATAATAATCTCCCATCTCTTTTTCGAGTCGGCTTATTTTTTCTCTCAGATCGAGTTTTAATCTTGAGATTTCCTTTCTAATCTCTTTTAGCCTTGTATATTCAGCTTTCGTATCGTCATCGAGTCCGACGATATCCGCATACTCTTGCATTAATCTCCTGACCTCAGCGATAACAGCCCTGTCAGCGTCATGCCATGCTTTTTCCAAACCATCAAGGTCGCTTTTCAACTCGGAAAGTCGCTCATTGTAATCGTCGTCTTTGGCTAATTCCTCGAGACGTCTCCTGGTCTCCTCTCCGGATTGGATTTCTCCATCCTCCGTCATCGGTTTTGATCCGGAGTCATCCGGAGTAATCGGGAGAATCGTACATCGACAATTGATTACATTCCAAGCCGACCCGGATGGATCGCCAGGATAATCTAATTGTTCTCCTCCTACGATAAACGGCTCATCCATCGGGACGACTTGAGCATTTGCCTCCCCATGCTCCGGTCTCTCTCTCCCGTCGAGAGTCGTCAGCCATTCCTTTTTCTGGACTCCCCATTCCTTAAAAATCTCTTTTGATCCGGCATTGGAGGCTTTGATTGTCTCCGTCCTGGCGATCATCTCCGTCCGATGACGAGGGGTGCGGTCTGTGTACCATTCGAAATCGGGATCGTCAGGAGATATCCCGTCTATGTACATATTGAAAAGAGACTCGATTTGATTCTGGATTTTTGGGATCGATGCTCCGTCCTGTTGAGCCTGATTCAAAATCTCAGAGACTTGCCTCTCTGTAACCTCGTTTATCTCCTGAGCAAACTGAATGGCGTGATTATTGAACCAGTCCCGAGCCTGGAGATTTTGAGTCGAGAAACTCAGTCCGAGCATTGCCCCCCATCGTTTCCCTTGATCGTCTACGATCCCGGTAATCGCATTGACATATGATTTCCCGAAATCCTCTGTGTTTTGGTAAAGATACTCCATCGTATTATCATCGATCCAATTCCAATCGATGGATGACTTCGCTTTGACGGCTGATTTCTTGGCTCGATTTAGGATCGACAGAATGTTTTTCTTTTGAGTAAGGAATTGTCGCTTGGTAATATCCTCAAACGTAGACTCCCATCTCCGAGCGATAGCATCATGTCCAATCCATACAGCCGGACGATTTAGCCCGTCCGGAGTCCTCTCTTTTTTCTCCTGGAGCGGATCGACTGCGGATAAGACCCGCTCCAAGACAACGAGTAGATTCGCTCTCGCTTGCTCCCTGGTAATCATTTCGTGCTTTCGAGTAATTCCCTGGCTGACTTGATTTCCTTTGCTAATTCGCGGATCGCTTTATCCGTATCTCGATCATCATCGTCTCCAGCCCCAATCCCGGCTGGAGAATCTCCGGATACTCCGACCGGGACTGATCCCAATGGTAGGAGCATTTGACCAGACGAGACGAGATAAACATCTCCGTCATCGGTCGGATCGAGATTGATCATTTTTCTGTATTCGTTTTTCGTAATCGCTCCGGCAATCCAAGCCGCGTTATATACAGATGATATTTCGGCTCGGTCGTCCTGTAGAGCGGGGATATTCGATAGATCATATTTCACATACGATCCGGATTCGGTCTTGAGTCTCATTGCATAAGACTCCTCATGAAGTCCCAATTCCTCAATCATCGTATCTTTCCAGAAAGCCTCCCGAGCCTCCTCGTAATTGCTATAGGTCGACCGTAGGAGACCCAATCGAGACCCAATCATTATGGGAGGGACTCCAAACGGGCCGAGAACCCGGGACTCGTTTCTCTCGTCGAGAGAGGCAAATCCCAATTCCTCAAAATTCATTCCAACTCGATTGTATTGACCTCCCTGGTCGAGGACTCCAATCTCAGACCAATTCTTATATCCCCCATACATCTCCAACCATCGTTCTTTTATCCGAGCGATATCATTGTCTCGCAATCCAGTCTCAAAACTTAATACTCCAGCCGGGATCGCTCCATTCTCAAAAAATATCTGAAGGAATTCCGTTATAATGTTGTCCACATCGGCTGATCGAGCCATCGATGAGATCGGAGAGAGCCCATATCCGAGCCCGTCCAGCGGGTCGTTCGGATTGGGAAGTTTTGAATGTACGATATCCTCGGGAATCATAGGAATTCCATCGTCAAATCCCTTTCCCTCCGGGACGTAGAGGTAACCAAGGATCGATTTTCCTCCGGTCGGATTTGGGACAATATACATTCGTCTCGGATTTAACAAATATTGAGCAATCGGGACTTCCTCGCCAGGGCGTCGATCGAGCCAAACATATGACTCTCCAGCGATATTAAAAAAGACCGTTTGCCACATATTGAAAGCCCGACGCCCCATATATGGATTGGGATTTGATACTAACATCTGGAGAGGATCGTCGTCCGGTAATAATATTGGATTGCCAGTCTCGTCGGTCGAATACGCTTTCATTACAGCCTGAGACGCGGCCTTTGCCTTGACCATTACAGCCGAATAGATGAGAGAATTTATCGTAAATCCCTCATCAATGTACGCATCGATGTCAATTAGTCGCCAGGATGGACTCCCCGATCGAAAGTCCGGCCAGACGAATGGCGCATTTTTGTTTTGTAATTTTGAGTGATTGACTTGTAAATAATATGGTCTCCCTCTCCATCCAGCGACAGCCGATTTTACCCTATCTGAAAACTTCATCTTAACCTCCGTTAAGCGAAAAATACTCCGGATCGACCCGACGCCCGATATGCCAATGCTCCAGCCGCGATTGTATCCGGAAGATGTCCCGATCCGAAAAGATCGTCAATCGATGCATACAAATGCTCATTATACATATATTTTACCATCGCTGATATAATTTCTCCGTCCTCGATCGCGGCTGTATACTCCGTCAATAAATCGGAGCGGGTTTTTCCTGATTTGAATATAAACGATTCTGACCTCTCCGTCAAATAATCAGTAACGACGTCTCCGACTCCTGTCCCATCATGACACCCCTCTCCTGGATATCTGGCGAGACGCTTATTGTATCGTCCGACCATCGTCGGCCATGGCTCTCGGTAAGTTTGCTCGAAAGCGACGACCCGCATCGGATTACAATCTGTCCGGAGCGTTATGATGACGGTCTTGTCCCGTTTCTTTGCCCAATCAGCCCCGGTCGCATAGGTCGCATCGTCAATAGGAGGCTCGATTTCGATATATTCTCTCTCTTTACCCTCCCATTCTCCGAAATTCTCCCGAAACATCGCTTGGACTTTCTCTGATAAGATCGCTCTCCCCTCCGATGACGGCTCTTGTAATTCGTATTCGACGTCCCACATTGCTTGAGTAACAGTCCCTCGTTTCTTTTCGACTTGATCGAGAGACAGCCATCCGGTCGGAGAGGCGGATGTCTCTCTCCAACACCATTCATGAATCGGCCATCCTTTTTCAACGGCTCGCTTGAGGATTTCCGTCATTGTCCCGTCGGGATATTGATGAGTCGATGACATTACGGTTTGAGAGGCAATACCTCCGGAATCCATCGGCTGACCAAGAGCCGCGTCGAGAATGGATAATGACATCTCGTCGACTTCGTCGAGACGGAGTCGCTGAGGATGAGGGCCGCGAACCGCTCCCTGGCTCGCCATGAGAGCGATAATCTCATTGTTTTTCTTGAATTTTGTGTGCCAAGTTGACGGCTCGGCTTTGAGTAAATGATGAGGAGCCCCGGGATATCCCCAAAGATCAGCCATATGTTTATGGACGTTTTTAGATTGCTGTCCTGATCCCCCAAGAATATTCACGTCAGCCCCGAGAGTCGTCGCCTCCGTCAATCCAAGCGTCGCCAGGAGAAACGACTTCCCTCCAAAACCTCGGGAGGCTTTGATTACAATGACGTCATGACAAGCAAAATAGGCATCGGAAAACGCCCGAAACGGAGTCGAGTGATTCGGACAAACCTGAACGTCCGGGATCGTAAGCCCAAACGATAGTAGTAAATAATCTTTTAGGTCTTGATCAGTCCGAATCGTCTCCGGAGGACTCATCTCCAGGAGGAGTCTCTCCATCTCGTCTCGCTCGGGCTCGCTCAAGTAAGGTAATAATTCGCTGATTTCGCTCGGTTTCGGATAATCCATCGTAAGGTTTCGTTCCCGTAGGATCAGTCGGAGCGAGGAGCATTGGTTTTTTCGTTCCTAACAAATCCATCTCCATTCCGATCGCCCGGAGAATCGCATTCAAATCCTTTTCTTTCCATCCTTGACGTTTCACCTCGTCCAACTCTGCCAATTCCCTGGCAATACGAGTTCCTATTTCCTCCTGAGCCGACTCTCTCCAAGCCTCGATGACGGCTCGACAATCATGATGGATCGTCCCGAGCGACCAGGGCTTTTCCGTCGTCGGATTCCAGAAATTCGGCTCTTTTGCGAGAGCATCCTGGATTTGACGCTCGGTCATTTTTCGAGCGAGCATCGATGCCACAGCCGCTCGACGTCGGTCAATGACAGCTTGATTAATTTTTCTCCGTTTTCTGGTTTTCATTGCTTAATTCCTATACGCTCAATCTAATAATTCCGGCTCTCCTCCGGTCATATCGACAAAACGCTGGATTGTAACAGCGACATAAGCCGGATCGATGTCCAAGAAGTACCCATTTCTCCCTTGTCTCTCGGCCGCGACGAGCGTCGTTCCTGATCCAACAAATGGATCATAGACGTCTCCCCGATGATTGATTATAGGTCGTTCCATACAATCGAGCGGTTTCTGGGTCGAATGTCCTCCATCGATATTTTTGTCAAGATTGATTTCCCATAGAGTCGTCTGTTTGCGATCCCCGATCCAGTCGGATTTTCTCCCTTTTCGGACTGCGTACCAACAGGGCTCATGTCTCCAATGATAGTTTCCCCGGGAGATCGGGAAATTCGACTTCGCCCAAATTATCTGGTTTCGAATTTCAAAGCCGGCCACCTCGAGAGATGACTGGACGACCGATGCGTATTTCCCTGCGTGCCAAGAGTAAATTACATCTCCCGGAAATAGTAACCAAGCCTCCGTCCAATCGATCCGATCGTCATTGACAACTTTACCAACTCTGCGATCGGCATAAGCCAGATGACCTTTCTCGGCCTCCTCATTTCTCCAGTTTGGATCGTACTCGACTCCGTAGGGAGGATCGGTAACACATAAATGCGGTTTTGCTCCATCGAGGAGACGCTCGACAATTGATCCATCCGTACAATCTCCACACATCAGCCGATGACGACCGAGTCTCCAAAGTTGACCATACTTGACTCCCCATTTTTCCATCAACTCAGCGGCTTTGTCCTCCTGAGCCCCGGGATCGGGAGTCGGCTCCTCGCCCGGTAATTCGATCCCATGCATCCCCAGTTCTTCGACGTCCCATCCCCAATCCAGGAGATCAGAGATATCAAACTCATTTGCTAGTCGATCGAAGTCCCAATCTCCGCCAGCTTTATTTGCGATAATATTAGCCTTTTCGCATTGCTCCGGAGTCCAGTCGACGAGTCGGTAATTGTATTTCGCTCCATCCCATACGACGTATCCAATCGCAAGCGTCCCTTGAGCATCGGCTTTATCGTAATCCTCGATGATGGTAATCTCGCAATCGTTGATGTCCATAATCCGGGCTCTTTGATTCCCGGAGATAATCTCATCGGAGTTTTGATCGTGAACGATCCCGGAGAGATCGCCCAACTCCCTGAGCCAGCGACGGAGATCGACGTCCTGTCGACTCGTCATCGTTCTTGGATTTTTGTGATATTTTTTCATCTAACACCTTGTATTATCATCGCATTTATGGTAAGATTAACTTATTGGAAAACTAAATTAATTCTAACATATACCAGGAGTCTAAAATGTCAGAAAGAAATGTACCAAACTTTGTAAGAATCAGCGAAACCGTATTTTTGAATCTCGATAATATCGTCGGAGTCCGGACATCAAAAGACGGACAACGACCGCAGGTCGAAGTCGTTTCGGTTTCTGGCTCGGGAACGGCATCGAAGATGTACTTCTTTGACGAGGCGGCCGAGGCATTGGTAATTTACCTCTCCGGGATCGCATTCCCGGCATTCAGCTTTTCAAAGGAAAAATAAAATGGAGACCGTATTCGGAAGTCTCATTTTTCTAATCATAATGACCGCGGCTTGGATCGGACTACGAGATGACTCCCCTCTCGACGAGATCGATCATCGGAAAGCCATGCGAGAGCGTCGGAGAAAACTCCTCGACAAATAAACAGATCAAAATCTAAAGAAAAAGACCCTCTATATCGAGGGTCTTTTTGCTGTTTGACCGAGGTTTCACCAAATCCCAATAAAGGTGATTACCAATAAATTTATCGCCATCTCAGTCAAACGTTACAAAAATTATATAATAATTCCGAGGGTCGAAAGCGTCAGAATCGCCCTCGACCCGACTCAGGAGTGCCCTGCGAAGGGCTTGTGACAACCGGAGTATAACATACTTTTCCGGTAATATCAATAAAATTTCTAAGTTTTCTCCATCTCCAATACGTCTATTAATTCCGTCAGGAGAGATCGGATCGTCTGGAGTCTCTCATCCTTTTGAGGTAATTTGTCCAGGAGACCGAGCGCCCGTCTCCCAAACTTTGAGATTTGGAGAGTGAGATCGGTCAAAACTGAATACGTCATCTCCTCATCCGGATCGTACTCCCCGGGCTCATTGTCCCAATCTGGGATACTCTCCTCGGCTGGATCATGTAAAAACTCAATCAAGAGAGACTCCCTGGAGGCTATCTTTCCATCTTTCTCCAGCCGGCCAAGGCTGAGATCGAGAAAATCTCTCCAGCGGTCTCCCTGCATTCGAGCGGCGTCAAAATGAGAAAACGGGAGCGGCTCGTAAGCCTCCCGGATTTCCGGAGTGAAAAACTCAGCTTGCATAGCATAATAAGCAACTGTCCGGGGAAAGACCTCTCGCTTGACCATAATTGCTACAGCCGTATAAACCGCGACAGCAGGAATATCTCGAAAAGCCTCTCGTAAATCGTTTGTAATATCTCCGATTTGCCATCGCTGAGAGCCGATATTTTCTCCCAATTGCAACAAGAGATTTTGCACCTCATCCGGAGTTTTAACCAAAACTTCACGCACTAAATCATTATTGTCCATCGATTACTCCTAATTATCCGAAAAATATCCAACCAACTTATGATCGGCTGTACCATACTCGAATTCATCCTTGTCCATCGAATAAATCGATTTGTCCGGATTTAGATATCCCTCCGAGAGGCCAATTCCCAAAAAAGCGCCTTTGACTAAATTCATCGACAACTCTCCGGGATTTATCTTGTTGTTTTGACAAAACATGAACCAGTTCATAATAGACGAGAAACCGGGCTTGAGATCAGCAAAACCTGCTTTAATTTGCATCGAGAGCCCAAAAAAATGCAAAATCATCCAATACAAGGTCGATCCCTCAGGGATATCTAAAGTCCTCCCATCAAATGCGATCGTTATAAACCGCCACATTGCTTTTACTCGCTCGTCCGGATTACTGAAATTGAATTCAAATTTTTCTGTACTCAAGACACCTCCTGGCCGGCTCTCTCGGCATTTTCCTTTTCGGCCTCGCAAACAACAAAATTCTCCCGGACAATTGCCCCGAGACGAATCGCCTCAGCAACCATTCCCTGTGGATCGACTTCGATATAACTTGGATCCTCCGGTCGATCCGGAAATGTCGCGGATTGTGAAATCGAGAGAGCCGTATGTAATAAAATCGGATGGGACGTCTCGTTTTTCCGAGTAATCTCTTGACATAAAAACGCCCGATGAACAAGCCATGCAAATTCAAGAGGAAACTCGGCTCTTGGAAACCATTTCCCATTCATGAATGTAGGAGAAATCCAGCGACTAAACGGATATTTATGAGATTGGGTAAAAAGAGCAAATGACATCGGCTCTAAAGGTTTCATCGAATCTCCAAAAACAAGCCCCGCGACGAGTCTCCTGGCCTCGTCAGCCTGAGACTTGATAAGTCCCATCGATCCACAAGCGTCAACTATATGACCGATGAGAGCGCCCCATCGCATCGGATCGACGAGGTCTTTCTCAGCGACCTTTCTGTCCAGGACGTCTTTCCTATACTTTCGGAGCATTTTAATTACTAAATCCGGCTTTGTAATTCTGACAACTGACATTTTATCCTCCTGAGTCTAAATTAGATTAACTTATTGGGTAAGGGCAATTTGGATCGTCCCATCCATCCCCATCGTCTCCGAAACCAGTCCCATACTCGGTCTCATCAAACGGGATTTTCTCCATCGTAGGAGTCGACCAATCCAACTTAAAAGATTCCATAAACTCGACTATTTTAGCCATATCATCATCTCCTATTTTGATCATAAAACTTAAGCGAAACTTTTCCATATTACACTCTAATAAAAAAACTGACCCGTATCAAGCCATTTAAGCGAGAGAATACTCCAATGGTCAGTTTGTAGTTTTGTCTCAGCGTACCGGTAAGGAATCCATCCGTATCCCCGATCCCCCCAATTCAAACCCCAGGAATTACGGACTCGAAATGCCCCGACCGTAGATACTCCGGTCGATTTGTTTTTAATGACCTTGTCGTCGTCGTATCCAGCCAGGACGATCGCATGTCCGAATCGAGGAGACTCGTTCGGCCCGGGATACGGAATCTCTCCCGGATTGATCCAGGAATTAAACGTATCGTATCCGTAAAAACCGCATGCGGTCGGAATTCCAGCGGCTAAATACATTTTTATTTGGAGAATCGTCTCGGCTGGAGCAAGTCCCTTGTCATGAGAAACGTATCTTATCGCCTCGAAATTATCAGCGAGCCCATAAAGAAATGGAGTCGGCTCGACATCAAATTGATTTTCTTTATACGGCCAGAATTCCTCCGGAGGAGCGCCAAATAAAGCCATTGATCCGATCGTCGTCCGGAGAAAAGCCCCCGTATCACCAGTCTCCCCCAGGAGATTACGAGTCACTTTGTACAAAAAAAGACGGCTCAAATTGATATATTGCTGAAACGCTTTAATCTCGAAATACTCAACGATCCCCACGACAGCCTGGGCTGTACAAGACCCGAGATTTCCCTGATCCTCGACCGGGGAGAAACAGTCTACAAGCGAGATCGATCCGGGGAGATC